TGCCGAAGTCCATACGGGCCTTCAGTTGCATACCGTCGACGTGGAAACCATCCATCGTTTCGGTGTACAGTTCACCGGCTCCAGACAAAAACGCGTATTCGATCGTATCAACGGTCGAAGGCGTGGCGGAAAGGAACCAAGCGGAACCCAGGCGGGGGTCAACCACCAACGTAAGGGCACCTTTCCAGATGTTTACGTTTGCAGTGCTGTCCGCGTAAATGTTGCCGTTCAAAATCGCCAAGGCGGTAGCCTCCAAATCAGGGCCGACGATCAAATACGTGGGCGTCAGGTTCAAATAACGGCCGTTCATGCCGGTTTGCTTGCGGAACGTAGCGCGGGCGGCCGACAAAGACGTCGTGCTCAACGCGGTACCACTTGCGGCCTGGTTGGCGTGTTGCGTGCTGAAAAGCGCGAAGCCGTCAGACATAAGGGGGTTACCCGTCAGGATGCCGTAAACCAAGTCGCTTTGCAGTTGCGCAGCTTCGGCCGCCATTGCGGCGGGGATGCGGCTAAACGCGCCCAGGTCGTCGTTAATCAGGGCTTGGCGGGTAATGGTAATAAGCTTACCGTAAGTCTTAACGGCGTAGCTTTCGGCTTTGTCCGTGAACTTGCCCGCTTTGTATTCGCCGCCTTCCAGAACTTCCTCAAAGCCTCCGATCATGCCGGAAAGCTGTACGGTAGTCTTTTCGCGGAAATCGTTAGCTGTGGTCTGGCGGGTGAACGCCTGGAACGTGCGCGGAGCCTCCAGGTAAGCCGCCTGCAACGCCCGGTTAACCGTGTTGCCCAGGATGTTGACAAAGTCGCTGGTGCTGTGCGCGCCGTAGGCGCCACGAGTCAGGACCATACGGGCAATTTCCATTGCCGACAATCCGCGTACCTGTACGCCGCGAGCGGTCAACTCTTCGCGCGCCATGTCCAAAAGGGTCATGTTGCGGAAATTCCGCGCGTCGTCGCGGAGTGTTACGCCCGCAACGCCTGAGCGGTGCAAAATGGCGTTTTCGATCGCGGCCGCGCGGGTTACGCTTTCGGCTTCGCCGGTTACGGCCGCGCTGGGCGTCCGTCCGTCTTGCGCAGGGGCGGCCGAAGCGGCCCAAACGCGGGTAATTTCGTCCTGCGCCATTTCGACGCTAACGCCCCGTTCGACTAACCCGTTAACCACGCTTTCAGGCGTACCGGCCACACGGGCAAGTTCCTGGATGCGTCGAATACGTGCGCGCTCGTCCGTGGCGATTTGTGCCGCGTTGCGCGTGTCCGTAGCCGTCGCGGCTGCTGGTTGGGTAGTCGTCGCGGGGGCTTGAACTGGCGCCGCTTGGCGCGTTTCAACCGTGGGGACCTCTACGGGTGCCTGGGTTGGGTTGTTCTGCTCTTCCATTCTAACAACTGATTTTAAAAAGTTAACATTGTTTGTGTCGGCGCTATCGCCGCTGCGAACTTGCGCCTTGTAATCCGCCGGAACGGGAACGATAGACACCTCGAAAGGCTCCCAATCTACCGCTTTATATTGGTCGGGCTTGTCCTCAAATTCCGTAATTTCGTACGCATACACGCGATAACCCACGGAAATATTACGTAAAATACCGTCGACGACGTCCTTAAAAAGATCGTCGGCGTTTTCCCGCTTCGAAAACCGAACAATCGCCCGGCCCTCTTTGCCAACTATCCGCGCGCTTTCCACCACGCCGATAACACTGTCGGCGGTGCGGCTGTTTGCAAATTCGTGGTTATCTATCAGCGGCGCGCCGCTTTGCAGGCGCCCCATACGTACATGGGCGGGGTTAAAGCTTAGAGTTTCGTAATACGCGCCCCGGTAAGACTGCCTTAAATAAGGCTCTTCCGTGGCGAATGTTACCTCTACCGTGCGGGCCTCTTCGTTTATCGTTTCCGACCGAAAAAGCGCGCGGACGTGTAGATGCCCCATTTGCCCGGTGCCGTCCGTGTGTGCTGCTGTCGTTTGGCTGTTATCCGCCATCGTTTACCTTGTTTGCCGGTGGCGCCTTGGTGGGCGCTCCCGTTGTGTCATTTCTTTTGGGGTCGTATCTTGGGTCTATTGTGGGTTTCGCCCCTATGCTGTCAAATAGCGCCATATCGGCCACTATTTCGGCTCGTAGTATTTCCGGGTCGCCCCCCATCTCCCTAACGACGTCCTGCCAACTGGTAAGCCCTGCGCGGATAAGATCGTTAAGGGCTTTCGTCTCCTTAACAGGGTCGATCATTTCGCGGCGCGGCGCCGTCCAGCTTGTTTCTATTTCGGCACCAACGCGAAGCTGGCCCGCGACCGTGGCCGCCTTAACGAACCAGTCCCAAACCGGCGCGCATAGTTGCAAAATTATAACGTCTTCCTGCAATTCCTTGATACTTCTGCTTTGCTCAATCCAACCCATGCGGCCAGATGAAAAGTTGACGTTCGATAAATCGCCCGTGAACGCTTCGTAAGTTAAGCCCGCACCGGCCGCCGCGCCGCGCAGTATCGCCCGGCTGTACTCGTCGTAATTTTCAACCGTTGGCGGCGTTCCGTATTGGATGCCTTTGCCCGGCGCCAGGTACTCTATCATTCCGGGCTCCACACGTTCCATTGGTAGCCCGTCAAATTCCGGGTCGCCTGGTCTGACTTCGCCTTCGCCCGTTACAAATATAGAAAAACAAGCCGCTATTTTTTGCCGTATTAGCTGCGCATCTTCGTACTCGGAAAAGTCGCGAAGCGCGAACAACATAGACGCCATTTTCGACACGCCGCGAAGTTGGCCGGGCCGATCTTCCGTGTAAATATGTAAGATTTGGTCGGCCGGTACGCGGTCGCTGGTAAGGCTCCGCCAGTGCGTGTTGTCGTTCGGGTGTTGGTTCCACAACCAATAGGCCACGACGCGCCCGTCGCGGTCCGTTTCGATGCCCGCGTCGATGCGGCCGCCGTCGCTCATTTGCGCGTGGCTTTTGCCGGTGTCCAAATAATCAGCCTCCAACACTTGTAACTGCAAAGGGACGGCGCGCGAAGCGTCGCGGCGCTGGCGTATAAAGACCTCGCCATCTACGTAGATCGCGTTAATTACAAGTCGCTGAATAACGTAAAAGTTTTTACGCCCCATGAAATCGCAGGCGGTAGTTTCCGCCCAGGCTTTCCAAAGGGCATTTGCTTTTTTGTTGTCCGTGGCGCGTTTGCTGCGAATCGAAATTTTGACGCCCGGACCGACCACGCCGGTACGGGTGACCGTGGCCGACTTGTTGGCGTAAGGGTTATTACGGACCATGTCGCGCGCCCTTGCGCGTATAGTTTCGCCCGCTCCGATAATCTCGCGGTCGGCCGACCCTCCGGTCGTGGTCCAGCCTTTAGCACGCTTACCCCGGCTGCCTGCATCGTACCCGCGCACCTGCCCCAACGCATAGCGCACCTGCTCGCGCCGTAACGCGGTGGTGGGTGATACAAACTCGATTATCTTATCAATCAATCCCATAGGGTAATTTATTTGCCGCTAACATAACAACCCACGTTTCGCCCTGCGTATGCCGCCGGGCGGGCGGCGTTTTCGCTCAATCCTAAAGCGTCCGCCATATCTGACAAGATACGCCGCATTTCGTCAAGGCTTCGGTACGTTACCATTTTGTCGGAGTATTGAACCGTTTTAACTCCCTGCGCGTATGCTTTGGCAAGTTCGGTGTAGTCTTCCTGCGTCCAGATCGGTTCCATGCGC